CATTGCGGGGCATGGCCGTTTAATGGCTGCCCGTAAGCTCAAAATGGATAAAGTGCCAACTATTGAGTTGAAGCACCTGACCGACACTCAGCGTAAAGCTCTAATCATTGCCGACAACAAGCTGGCGCTGAACGCCGATTGGGACAATGAATTGCTGACCATTGAGCTTAATGAGCTATTGGCTGATGGGTTTGCTTTAGATTTGCTTGGTTTTAGCGTGGATGAAATTCAAGCCTTGCTTGAGCCGGAAGTGGTGAAAGGGCTGACAGATGAGGATGCCGTTCCAGAAGTGCCGGAAAAGCCTAAAACACAAATTGGTGACATATACCAGCTAGGCAATCATCGATTGATGTGTGGTGACTCAACCATGATCAACGATGTGGAAAAACTTGTTGATAACGCCAAAATTGATCTTTGCTACACAGACCCGCCTTATGGAATTAATGAAAAAGGCGATAGGACTGCCAGAAAAACTGGACTAGCTAAAAATCATAATTTTAAAGATTTTCAAGACGATACTATTGATTACGCTGTTGAGGCTTATCAAATCGTTGAAGGTGTTTTACAAATACCAAGACAAGTTTGGTGGGGTGCAAACTATTATTGCCATGCCTTGCCACAATCTAACAATTGGTTTGTTTGGGATAAGCGTGTAGAAGCCAAAATGACCGATACACAGTCAGATTGTGAACTTGCTTGGGTCAAATCTAAATGGTCAAGCGTAAGAATTTTCAGACACCTTTGGAAAGGTTTCAACAAAGGTAGTGAAAGAAACCAACCAAGGGTTCACCCAACTCAAAAGCCTGTAGCTTTGGCTGAGTGGTCATTTGATTACTTTAAAGAAGTTAAAAGCGTTTTAGACCTTTTTGGTGGCAGCGGCTCAACCTTAATTGCTTGCGAAAAAACAAATAGGGCTTGCTACATCATGGAGTTTGAGCCTCATTACTGCGATGTGATCGTAAAACGTTGGGAAGATTTCACAGGTAAAAAAGCGGAATTGCTAAGTACTTGATTTATTTAAGTTTTCTTGTAAACTCAGCTCAACACTTCCAGAATATAAAAATGCTTGAACATCAACCGACCGAAAAGACCAAAGCAACGGTGCAACAGTCATCGGGGTTAGGCTTACCTCAAGAACAGATTGCTGCATTGATTGGTATATCGCCTAAGACGCTCACAAAGCATTACCCGATTGAGTTGGCTCTTGGTAAGGCAATGGCATCAGCTCAAGTTGCCAAGTCGCTTTTTAACAAAGCAACGCAAGGCGATACGACTGCTGCAATTTGGTGGACTAAGACACAAATGGGGTGGTCTGAAAAGACGCAACATGAAATCACTGGCGCTAATGCAGGCCCTCTTGTTATTAGTCTGAATAACTTAGACGAATCAGCGTGAAGCTCCATGCAAAACAAATCGAGGCTCAAAAGCTACTGAGCAGCGATGTTACCTATGCCATGCTATTTGGCGGGTCAAGGTCAGGTAAAACATTCCTGCTGGTGCGCCAGATCATCTTGAGGGCATTAAAGGCTCCAGGCTCACGGCATACCATCCTGCGCTTCAGATTTAACCATGTGGTGAACTCAATTGTTTACGATACCTTCCCCAAGGTGATGAAGCTGGCCTTCCCTGGTGTGGAATACAAGCTCGACAAAACGCATTGGTATGTCAAGTTCCAGAATGAATCTGAGATTTGGTTTGGCGGCTTGGATGATAAAGACCGCACTGAAAAGATTTTGGGCATGGAGTTCGCTACTATTTACTTGAACGAATCCAGCCAGATATCATGGGGGCCAGTTGGAATTTCCATGACTCGTTTAGCTCAAAAGGTTAATCAAGTCATTGAAGGCAAAGAACCTACATTGCTCAAGCCTCGGATGTATTTTGACTGTAACCCACCAAATAAGAATCACTGGACGTATCAGCTATTCATTCTTAGGCGTGACCCAGACACAAAGATTAACTTGGCTAACCCTGAGAATTACGGCTATTTTCAGATTAATCCGAGGGACAATCAGGAAAACTTATCAGACGGTTATCTTGACACATTAGAGAACTTGAGCGCAAGATTGCGTAGACGGTTCTTGGAAGGCGAATTTACAGACGCTAACCCTAACCAGCTATTCCCTGATGAAGCTATTGATAGATGGAGGGCTGACAATGGTGACCTGCCTGATTTTGTTCGTGTTGTTGTTGGTGTTGACCCGTCTGGAGCAGGGGATAGCGATAACGCTGATAACGATGCAATTGGTATCGTGGTTGGCGCTCTTGGCGTTGACGGTAACGCTTATTTATTAGAAGACTGCACTGTAAAGGCTGGCCCTGCAACATGGGGTAATGTCGCTGTGTCAGCTTATGACCGACATAAAGCCGATGTGTTGGTCGCTGAAACCAATTATGGCGGTGCAATGGTTGAAGGCGTTATTCAGGCTTCACGGTCTAAAACAAACTTTAAAGCTGTTTCGGCAAGCCGTGGCAAAGTAATTCGGGCTGAACCGTTTGCATCTTTATACGAGGCAGGTAAAATTAGACATGCAGGTCGATTTGTTGAACTTGAAGACGAATTAAGCGGATTTTCTACGATTGGATTCACTGGAAGTCGCTCTCCGAACCGAGCAGACGCTTGGATTTGGGTTTTAACTGAGCTTTTTCCTGGAATGTTGCGTCAAAAAGTAGAAAAAAAGAAGTTAGAGACAAAACGACCCCAAAACTGGAATAACTCCCGAGCAGGGTATTGGATGTAAATATGGCTGATAAAGATTCTGACGTAGTAGCAAGAGCGCAACGCAACTTTAAGGCTTGCCTTGATTGGGAGCAGGACACTAAGCAGCGTTTTCGTGAGGACATTCGCTTCTTATACGCTGATTCAGACAACCAAGATCAATGGGAGCCAGCGGTAAAAGCTCGTAGACGGTTGAATACTCAGCCAATGATTACGATCAATAAGACGCACACGCACTGGCTGCACGTTGTCAATCAACTGAAGGCCAACAAGCCAAGCGTAACCATCCACCCGACAGGCAACGAGGCAACTTATGAAGCCGCTGAAGTCTTTGAGGGAATTGTTAGGCATATCGAATACATCTCAAACGCTAAAGTCGCTTACGACATTGCTGCTGAAACTCAGGTTGGCGGCGGTATTGGCTACTGGACTGTCTCGACTGCTTATGCCAATGACGAATCATTCGATCAGGAAATCTTTATTAAGGAAGTGCCTGACCCAATGAGCGTTTACCTTGACCCGCATATCAAGAAGCGTGATGGGTCTGACGCTAAGTTTGGCTTTATCTATGAGGATATGCCTCTGGAAGAATTTAAGCAACGCTTTCCCAATACACTGATTCCTATGGTTAGCCCTCAAGGTAATCAATCTTGGGTGACTAAGGACGTTGTCCGGCTCGCTACCTATTACGAGCTGGAGATGAAGAAAGAATGGCTCTATGCCCTGACTGATGCCGATGGAGGCACTAAGTTTGTCAAGCAGTCAGACATGAGCAAGGAAGAAGTCAAGATGCTCAATGAAGCTATCCGCATGGGTGCTGACATTGACCGCCGCCGTATTGACAAGCGGGTTATCTATAAATACCTGATTGGCGGCAATGAAGTGCTTGAAAAGGGTGTTTGGGCTGGCAAATATATTCCTATTGTGCGTGTCCCAGGCGAGGAAGTTGTCATTGAAGGCAAGTTAGACCGTAAGGGTCTCGTGCGCTACATGAAGGACGCTCAACGAGCCTACAACTACAACGCCTCTGCTGCTCTGGAATACGGTGCGCTTCAATCTAAGTCGCCTTACCTTGCCCCTGTGGAGGCTATTGAGGGCTTAGAAAACTATTGGGCAACGGCTAACACCGAGAATCACGCTTATCTGCCTTACAACCATGCGGATGAATCGGGCAATCCTGTGCCAGCGCCAGCTAGAGCGCCTGCTCCTATGTCGGCTCCTGTCTATCAGGAAGGCATGATGACCGCTGCTCAAGAGTTGATGATGACTTCAGGGCAGTATGACCAGACTTTTGGCGCTCAAAGCCAAGAATTGTCAGGCGTTGCTATTGGCAAACGTGTTGCTCAGGGTGATCGAGTAACTTTTCACTTCCAAGATGCTCAGAATATGGCTATCCAGTTCACAGGCAAAATCTTGGTTGACTTGATTCCAAAAATTTACGACACCAAGCGCATTATTAACATCTTGGCTGAGGATGGAACTGAGCAAAAGATTCAGATCGACCCTGAGTTGAAGGTCGCCATGAAACAGAATGAGGATAAAGAAGAAGGCGTTGTCGAAACGATCTTTAATCCGAATGTTGGCACTTATGACGTGGTTGCCGAATCTGGCCCGAACTTTGATACCCGCCGCCAAGAGGCTTTTGAAGCTATGACCCAATTGTTAGGCTCAAATCCTGAGCTAGCACAGGTTATCGGCGATATTTACATGGGAACTGCTGATTTCCCAAGCTCAGACAAGCTCCAAGAGCGTATGCGGAACTGGATTCCTGCTAACATCTTGGGAACTGGCCCAACTCCTGCCGAGCAACAAATGCAGCAACAACTGCAACAAGCTCAAGCGGTTATCCAGCAGCTTCAACAAGAGTTGCAAGATAAGAAGATCGGTCAGACGATGGAGAAACAACGCTTGGATATGGACGCATTGAACCACTTGGCTTTGCGTCTGGAAAATGAGCGAGAAGATTTGATTAACGCTTTCAAGGCAGAAACCGAGCGCCTGAAGTTGTTAATCAAAGATGTGTCGCCTCAACAGTTGACAGGTATTACTGACAAGATGGTGAGCGAGATTGAACAGTCTCGTAACCCTGGCAGAGATGTAAGCCCTGACTATGTTGACCCGTCACAGGTGTTAGCAGCGGAAATCCCCACAATAACTCAATGAGGAAAAAATGAGCGAACTAATCGAAGCACAAACCCAAGAAGCAACGACTACCCCTGAAGTTGCTCCTGAAACAACCAAAGAAAACTCTTATCACGACCTGCCTGAATGGGCTCGCCGCCGTATGGGTGAATTGGCAGAGCAAAAGCGCAC